GAGACCACGCGGCCCTCAAACTCGCCCGACATTTTGCGCATCTGCGACTCGAGCCGCGCGACCGCCGCCTGGTCGGCGCCGCGCGCGTCGATCTGCGGCGCGAAGGTGATCGACACGCCGCCGCCGCCGCCTTCCGGCACCGACGGCACGATCCGCCCCGCCTGGTCCGGCACGAACAGCTCGGGGCGCTTTTCGCCGACCACATAAGCCTGGCCCGGCCGCACCGGCCCGCCCTTCTCGCGAAAGCCGCCGAACAGACCGCCGAGGCCACCGCCGCCCGATGCCGCAGCACCGCCGCCGCCGCCGCCCGTGAAGATCCCCGCGACGCCGTCGAACATGCCGCCAAACATGCCTTGGAACGCGGCATTGGCGGCCATGTCGGCAAAGCGCGACAGCAGGCCCGCCACCGCATCCGAGGCGCTGCTCGCCCTGGTGACGATCGTGGCGAACATGCTTTCGGCCGCGCTCTCCATGCTGCGCGACGTGGCCTTGAGATCCTCGACCCGGTCGCCGAGCGCCCCGACCCGATCCTCGGCCAGCTCCGTGGCCTGCGCCTGCGCGGCGTAGCTCGTCGCGAGCTGGTCGATCTCGGCGCGCAGCTCGGGCGTGATCTCCTTTCCCGAAGCCTGCGCCGCGACCAACAGCTCGGCGCTCTTGCGCGCGTAATCCATCGCATCGCCGACCTCGCGACCGCTGTCGGCGACCGCCGTCAGCTCGGCCGCCTCGATCGTCAGCTCGGCGATCTCGTCGCGGGTCCGCTCCAATTCGCTTTGCCAGTCCGACAGCTTGGGTGCGCCGCCGCCGGATCGTCCCGCCCCGCCAGAGCCGCCGGATCCGCCGCCACCGCCGCCACCGCCACCGCCGCCAGAACCGCCCCAGGTGTCCAGGTCGACGACATGCGGTCGGGCGCTCGGGCGCGGCCCCTCATAGGCCGGCGGCGGCGGCGTCGCGACCCGCGGCGCCAAGCGATCCTCATGCGCCCGCTGGCGCGCCGCGCTCGGCGGCGCGATCGTGGCGTCGGCCACCGCGGCGCGCGTGGCGATCGCCTGGCGCGCGACCGCTGCCAGGGCGCCGCCGACGCTGGCGATCTGGCCGAGCACGCCCGACAGGCTGATCCCGTCGATCTGCCCGATCGCCAGCGCCGCCGACTCGGCCGAGCCGGTGACCTCGACCACCCGTGCGCGAAACTCGTCGGCGCCGATCTCGTTGCGCTGCCAGGCCCCGACCAGCGCCTCGAGATCCATCGCCGCCGCCTCGAGCGCCAGCGCCTCGTCGATCCGCCCGGCGTTACCGACGTCGAGCGTGATCGCCCGGATCTCGCCGACCAGGGCCGAGGCCGCCGTCGCCGCGCCGTCGAGCGCGATCTGCCCGGCCTCGGCCTCGGCCGCCAGCGCCGCCATCTCATCCGCCGAGGCGTCGGCCAGACCTTCCAGCTCGCCCGCCTCGATCCCGACGCCGCGGCGCAGCCGGTCCATCGTCTCGAAAGCCAGGTTGACGTCGCGCGCGCCGTCCAGCAGGTCGGTCATCACGCCGACCACCTCGATCGCCAGGATCTTGCCGATCGAGGCGACGCGGGTTTCGATCTCGGCGAACTTGCGGTCGATCTCGGCGGCGCGGGCCACCATCTCCGCATCGAGCACCGCGCCGACCTCATGCGCGCGATCCATCGTCGCGCGCAGCCCGGCCTCGCCCTGGCCGATCAGCTCGACGAACCGCTCGCCGCCGGATCCGCCGAACACCTCGTCGGAAATGCGGATTTGCGCCGCCCGATCGAGATCCTGCAGCCGGCCGATGATCGTCAGCATCAGCTCGGCCGGATCCTCGAGCCCGCGCGCCAGGTCATCGGCGCCGAGGCCAAGACGGTTGAACGCCTCGGCGCCGGCGCCCGATCCTGTCGCAATGAATTCGTCGGCCCGCAGGCTCAATTCCTTGAGGCCGTCGACCATCGCGTCGACCTCGATCCGGTTCTGCTCGGAAACGAATTTCAGCTCCTGAAAACTTTGCACGTCCAGGCCGGCGCGGCGCGCCTGGTCGCCCAGCTCGGCGATCGACGTCACCGTCGTGCGCAGCCGCGCGACGCCCGTCGCCATGGCGCCGCCGGCCAGCACCGCCGCAAAGCCCTTGGCAGCGGTGCCCAACAGATCGAACTTGGTCGACACCGTCGACAGGTCGCGGTTGCTGTTGCGCGCGAACCGCTCGATCCGCTTTGTGTTGCGGTCCATGGCGCGCGCGAACTCGCGATCGCGCGCCGCCAGGATGATATTCAGCTTCTCGAAATCGCTCGACGACATGCAACCTCACCCATATTCCGCGAACAGCCGGTCGACCTCGGCCCGGCTCGGCGCCGAGGCGCCGGGCTTGTCCCGTGCCTGCGCCGCGGCGTGCCCCGCCGCGACCAGGATCCAGTCGCGCGGGATCATCCCGCGCAGCTCGGCGGGCCGGTATCCCGCCGGCACCGCCAGCCGGATCAGCTCCCGGACGTTCCAGCTTTTTTTTTAGGCGCGTCGGGATCCGCCGCCGGCGCGGCCGCGGCCGCGTCGTCGCCCTCGTCGCCCACGTCGGGCATGAAGGCGACGCCGAGCAGCGCCTGCGCGATCTTGTAGAGCCGCGGGTTGTGCGAGGGGCCGAGCCCCTCGATCAGCCGATCGGCGTCGGCGTCGGCCAGACCGCCGCCGACCAGCCCGAGCGCCACCAGGTCGCGCACCTCGCGCGACGTCGGCTTGCGCCCGCGCCCATAGATCCCCTCCCAGAGATCGAACACGCCGCGGTGACGATCCTCGAAACGCTCGATCTCGCCATTGCGCAGGATCAGCACGCGCGACGCGCCCGCCAGATCCTCGGCCAGCCCGCCGCGCGGCGCTTCCGCAGCGATGCCCATCAGGCCGTCGACCCGGCTGCGGCGAACACGATCTCGCCGCTGCTCTCGAGCGAGATCGAGGCCGTGACCTTGCCGTCATCGCCGAACTCGAGATCGAGCGAAAAAAGCCCCGTGAAGGTGCCGATCGACGGCACCAGGATCTGGAATTCCCCGACGTTGTCGGCGGCCATGGCGATCGCGACCGCGCGTTTCTCGGCGGCGTCATCCACCAGGGTCACGTCGCCCGAGGCACTCACCGACCGGGTGCCGTCGAGCGTCTCGCGCCACATCTTGCCCTCGGGCGTGGCGGGATCCGGCGTGGTCGCGTCGATCCGCTCGCCGTTGATCGACATGCTCTTGCTGGTCATGCCGCCGAACGGGACGAACTCCGCGCCATTCTTGATCTTGAGCAGGAACGTCCGGCCCTTTTGCTTTGCCATGGTCTAGGCCCTTTCATGTGCCAGGGGGAAATCGTCAGGCGTCGATCGAGACGTCGATCGCCATGCGGCCGAGATAGGTCACGCCATCGGCGGCCCGGCCGACCGTCCAGGTCAGCACCTCGATCTCGGAACAGGTGTAGCCCTCGAGCGCGAGCGCCTCGGGCCGGCGGTGCAGCGCCGCGGCGATCAGGCCGCAGATCCGCGACGCCTCGGTGCGGCCGGCATTGGGGCGCGAATGCACCTCGAGACCGACGCCGACGATCGCGCCGAGGCGGCCATCGGTGTCGTCGGCCCGCGGCTCGATCGCGCCGAACCGGACATAGGGCAGCGGCAGATCGCGCGTCGGCTCGTCGACCACGCGGTTGCCGATCAGATCGACTAGGGCGGCGTCGGCGGTGAGCGCCGCGCGCAGCGCGGCCATGGCCGCGAGATCGTAACCATCAGCCATTGCCGACCTCCTTTGCCGCCTTGCGGATCGCCCGCGCGATCCGGCCCTTGTGTTTCTTGGCGAGGTAGGACCGCGCCGGGCCAATGAATTTCTGCGCGTCCATCCGGCCGCCGCGGGTGTTGGCATCGCGCCCGCCCTCGACCGTGTTCGCCTTGATCTGGCTGCGCTTGTTGTCGGCGCCGGCCGTGACCGTCGCGGTCATGCCGCCGTGGTGCAGCGAATATTTGATCTCGTCGCGCAGCTCGCCGGTTTCGCCCTCGGGCGCCAGCAGCCGCGCCACCCGCACGCCCTCCTGCGCCGACGTCTCGATCGCATCCTTGACATGCTTGCGGCTGGCGTCGGGCAGGCGCTGCAGCTTGCGCGCCAGGTCGCGCGATCCGGTGACCTTCATCGCGCGGCCCCGCCATGCTCGAGCCGGAACTCGAGCACCCGGCCGACGCCATCGGCCCAGACCGCGTCGGAGACGATCGACCAGGTCTTGCCGCGGATCGTCACGCGATCCTCGGCCGAGATCTGGCGCGACACCGCGCCGGCGCGCAGCCGCAGCGTCGCGGTCGTGGTGGCCTCGGTGCGGCCGGCCGCGATCGCTTCGCGGCCCGGCGTCTCGCGCAGATCGGCGCGCAGCGTCACCAGCGGCGACCAGGCCGCCGGGGTCGGGTTGCCGTAGCGGTCGAAACCGTCCGAGACGTCGCGGCGCTCGAAGGCCGCGCGCTCGCGAAAGGCGCCCGCCCGCGCCATCAGACTTGCCCCCAGGTGCGGCGATACCGCCGCAGCATGTGCTGCGCGCCGAGCGGGATCTCGACCGCCGACACGCCGATCGCCACCGCCTCGCGGTTTTCATAGAGGTGCCCGGCGATCATCGCGGCGGCCGTCACCAGACCTTGATCGGCCTCGGCCGGCAGCACCGCGCCGAGCGTGTAGTCGATCTGCACCGCGCCCGGCTGCGCCGTCACCCGCGGCCAGGCCGCGCCCTGCGCCGGCATCACCGTGACCGGATCGACGCCCTCGATCAGCCGATAAGACGCGGGATCGACCACCTGCCAGGCGCCCGCGTCGTCGAGATAGCGGATCTCGGCGACGCCGGTCACCGGCCAGCCCGGCAGATCAATGATCGGCGCGAACTGCTCGAGGGTCAGGGTCCAGGTCTGGTGCATGATCGCGACGCCGATCCCGTTCGGCCCGTCGATCTCGGAGACGGCCGCGCGCAGGAACTCCCCGATCAGAACATGCTCGGCCACGTCCTCGACCACCAGCCGGTTGGCGAGGTCCGCCGGCGCCAGGGGTTGCGCCGCGGGCGGCGTCTTGATCGTCACGCGGCGCCACATGGGTCAGCCCTCGGCCGGGGCGGCGGGCGCGGCGGCGGCCTTGGCGGCGGCCTTGCCCTTGGCGGGCGTCTCGGCGGCGGCCTTCTCGGCGCGGCCGAGATCGCCGATCGCGGTCGCGCCGCCGTCGACCGTCTCGGCAAAACTGGCGCGCTCGCGCGCGGCGGCATCGGCGGCCTCGGCCTCGACCTCGGCGGCGGTCGTCTTGTGCGCCATCTTGCGATCGAGCAGCGACTTGGCGACCGCCGCGTGCGCCGGCTTCTTCATGTCGAACCCATAGGCCACGCCCATGCGCAACTGGCCCAGATCGGTGTTCTGCGACCGGATCATTTTCAAGAGCATCTCGGCCCTCCTTGACTGTCAGGGGATCGGGGCGGGCCGCGCGGCCCGCCCCAGGCGTCAGGCGGCGATCAGACGCCGAACGTGAAGTTACCCGTGACCAGCGCGGTCGGGCCGCGCTTGATCGCCAGGGCGAGCCGCTTGGTGGCCTTGATCGTTTTCATGCCTTCGATGAAGTTGTTGCCGTGCTCGCTCGAGATCAGCACCTCGACGTCCTGGCGATCGTAGATCGTCGCGGCCATCGCGAAGTTGCCGACCATCCACTCGCCGAGGCCGTGCGACGCGGTCGCGACCGCGTCGAGCCCCCAGAGGCGCGGGGTCGACAGCACGTTCGGATCGCCGAAAATGTAGCGGCCCGACGTGTCCTTGAGCAGCTCGATCGCGGCCCAGTCGGTCGGGTGCAGGGTGATGCCAGTCGCGGCGTAGTCGTTCAGCGCGACCTGCAGCAGGCCGAGGCGCAGCCGGTCGATCCGGGTGTCGTTCGGCAGACCGGCGGCGGCGGCGAATGCGGCGGCCTCGGAGAGTAGGCCCGACAGGTTCTGCCCGACGCCGTCGCCCGACAGGATCTGCTTGTCCTCCTTCACGTCGACGTCATAGCGCAGCTCGCCGTCGATCGCCGCCTGCAACTGACCGGCGTCGGCCAGCGCCTCGTCGGAGACATGGGTATAGGCGACGATCTTGCGCACCGCGGCCTCGGCCTGGGTCCAGCCGTAATTGGACGCGGCAGGCGGGGCCACGCCCTCGGCCACCATCGCCGCGTTCTGCTCGCGCAGCACCTGCTTGGTGTATTTCACCAGATCCGAGTCGGTCGTCGCCTGCGACAGCAGCGACCGCACCGGCAGGGTGCGGCGCGGCATGTTGACCGGCTCTCGCACCTGCGTTTCCCAGATCAGGCCACCGGCCGAGCCGGCCGCCGAGGTGATCGCGTTGGTCGGGCGCAGCGTCAGGCCGCCCTGCGCGCCGTTCGCCAGCCATGCCTTGAGCTGCTCGCTGCCCGCGATCTCCTGGCCGACGCTCATCGCCGTGCGCGGGCCGCCCCGGCCGGCGCCCTGCGCGACCGCCTGCTCAAGATCGAGGTTGCGGGTTTCCAGCGCCTCGAGCTTGCCCTCGAGTTTCTGGTGCGCGCCCGACAGCTCATGGAACTGCGACAGCATGCGATCCGACTGCGCCTTGGTCTCAGCGGTCAGGGTGCCGGTCTGGCTGGCCTGTTTCAGCGCATCCTCGGCGGTGCGGCGCACGTCGTCGCCGACGCGGGTCAGCTCCTGGCGCACCTGTTGCAGCAGCGCCTCGACGCCGCCGGCCACCTCCATGCGCGGCGCATGGGTCGCGGCCGCGGGCATGGTCGCGATCATCGACGCCAGGGCGGCGCCGCTCATCAAGTGATGTTTGGTCATTTGGGATCCTTTCCGAAGGATTTGAGATCATGCAGAAGGCTCGACAGCTCCTGCGTCACATCGGCAGCGCCCGGCGTGCCGTCAGAGGCAGCGCCCGGCGTGCCTCCTTTGAGGTTGCGCAGCAGCTCGCGCGCCGCGGAATTGGACAGACCCGCGCGCGAGGCGATCAGGTCGAACTTGCGCTCGGCGCGCAGGCTGGCGCTCGCCGCCTCGCCGGTCGTGTCGACCAGGTCGGCGGGCAGCAGCGAGTCGGCAAAGCCGCGGTCGATCGACGCCTGGCCGCCGATCCAGGTCTCGCGATCAAGCATCGTCGCCAGCTCGGCCCGGTCGATCGCGGTGCGGGCGTGATAGATCTCGACCGCCGTCGCATCGAACGGCTCGAGCCAGTCGGCCACCTCGCGCAGCGCGTGGCGATCGCCGGCGGCACCGATCCAGGTGTTGTGGATCATCAGGAAGCCGGCGCGGGCAATCCGCACCTCGTCGCCCGCCATGGCGATCACCGAGGCGGCCGAGGCGGCGATCCCGAGAATGTTCACCGTCACCGCGCCCTTGTGCTCGCGCAGCAGGTTGTAGATCGCCAGGCCCTCGAAATAGTCACCGCCGGGGCTGTTGATGTTGACCGTCACCGGCACGTCGCCGACGTAGCGCAGCGCCGCCGAGATCCGCTTTGCGGTGACGCCATCGCCCCAGAAATCCGCGCCGATCGGATCCAGCACCGAAATCGTCGCCTGGCTGTCGGCCTCGGCCGCCGCGCGCACCTCGGGCGACCACCGCTGCAGCGCCTTGGCGGAAATATCGGATCGTACGCCGGGGCGCGACGCGACCTCGACTTTCGGCAGGTTGCGCTTGCTCATGTCTTGTCCTTTCCCAGACTGTCGATCGGGGCCGTCGCGACCTGCGCGCGCAGCTCGTCGGCCGCACCGCCCCGGCGCGGCAGGTTCAACTTGTCGCGGCTTTCGTCGCTGGTCATGACGCCGCCCGTGGTCATCTTGGACAGGAATTCGCCCTTGGATTTGCTGTCCATCTGCAGCATCGCCTCGCGGTTCCACTCGGCGAACCACTTGCCGCGGCGCTCGGGCGGGATCAGATCCTTGAGGATTCGCGCCTCCATCCGGCGCAGCATCGGGTTGATGCCCAGGGTCAGCCAGGCGAGCATGATCGCCTCGACGCCGGTCCCCCACATGGTTTGCCCCTGGCCCGCGTGGCCGATCACGATCGGCGGCGTGCCGAACCAGCGGCACACGTCCTCGACCTGGAACCGCCGCGTCTCGAGCAGTTGCGCGTCCTCGGGGTTGAGCTGCAGCGGGTTGTATTTCAGCCCGCCCTCGAGCGTCAGCACCTTGCCGGCGCGCGAGCTGCCGGCGAACGTCGCCAGCATGTCGCGCAACTGCTCGCGCTGCAGCGGCGTCAACACCGCCTCGGTTTCGACCGCGCCGACCGCCATCAGGCCGTTGGCGAACATTCGGCCCGCGGTCTCATCGGCCGCCAGGGCCGCGCCCATGCTGTGCGTGCCGTGCTTGATCGCCGACATGCCCAGGCCGTCACCGCCGCCGAAGCCGCGCAGGTGGAACACCTTGTTCGGCGGCATCTTGTCGTGCCGACCGGCGCCGGCCTCGCGATAGTCGAACTGCCCGTCGTCGCGCCGCAGCGGCGTGACGCCGAACATCGGCCGCAGCCCGACCATGCGCTTGCCGACAAAGAGCCGCTCGGCGTAGCCGTTGCCCTGCAGCAGGAGCTGCGCCGCCTGCGACTCCCAATATTCCATGGCGGTCTGGCCGGCCGAGGGGCTCACCGTCAGGATCTCGGCCAGCTCGTCGTCGATCTTGTGCCGGGTGCCGTTGGCGCCGCGCTCATAGAGCGCCAGCGGCAGCGATCCGATCACCTGGCCGTTGCCCTTGACGCAGGACCAGACCGCCGACAGCGACATGGCCGTGCTCGGCGTCACCGCCTTGCCGGCGGCGCTCACGCCGCCATGGCCCGCCAGCGGGTTGCCACCGCCCTGCCCGGTATAGCCCGACTCCCCGCGGGCCAGCTCCTGGCGCAGCCCGTTCCAGGCCCCCTTGATCGCGCGCCCGATCATACGATCATCACCGGCGCGTCGAAGAACGCCGACAGGTCGCGGCGCGACGCCTCGGGGTTCAGGCTCATCAAATGCACGGCATTGAACGCCGCCATCAGCGGGTCGATCTTGCCGGCCCCGCTGACTGCTTTTGTCACGATCACGGCATTCCCTCTCGGTTCGGTTTTCGCGTTGCCCACGCACCACGACATGAGCGGTTGGCCGGCATGGCGCAGGGATCCGTCGAACAGCTTGCGCTCGGTGCCCTTGATCGCACCGTTCAGCTTGTAGCCCTGCGTGACGCTGGCGAGCGTCTCGGACGGCACGCCGGCCATGGTCAGCGCGTCGATGATCGCCGCGACGCCCTCGGGATCGAGGCCAACGCCGCCGCGCTCGGGCAGCAGCCCGGCGTCGTGCACCCGCAGCACCAGGTCGACCAGCTCGGCGACGTCCTGGCTCGGTTCGGTGCAGATCGTCAGCGCGTCCTCGGCCTCGAGATCGCGCAGCTTTTCGGCGATCGACTTGCGCCGCTCGAGCACCACGCCATGCGCCCAGGCGGCGCACCAGAGTTGCCAGCGTTTCGTGACCCGGTGCCGCCCGAGCACCGCCAGGCCCAGAAGGTCGTCCATGCCGCCGCCGTCGACGCCGATCGTGCAGACCTCGGAGCTGTCGAGCAGCGCCTCGAGATCCAGCTCGGGATCGGTCGCGGCGAGCCAGTAATGCGCGCCGACCCATCCGCCCAGGTGATGCCCGAGGCCGATCTGAATGTTCAGGTGCTGGCTGGCCCAGCGGGCCAATTCCTCGGTGCTCGTCGCCACCGCCTTGCGAAATTCCGGCACCAGGCGCTCGACCGTGATCGAGCGGCCGAGGTTCGGCAGCACCGCGGCCCAGAGCTGCGGATCCTTCCAGGGCTCTTTGTCGTCGCCCTGGATCGCCTCGGGCAGCTCGTAAAGGATCGGCAGCATCCGCACGTCCTGCGTGATCTTGCCGTCGCGCACCTTGCGCGCATATTCCAGCTCGGATTTGAACACGCCCTGCGGCGGGATCTCCGATTGCGTCGTGATGATCACCAGCAGCGACTTGGGGTTGGTGATCATGCCGCCGCGGATCTGGCCGATCACCCGCGTGGCATAGTGCCGCTCGGCCATGACGTGCAGCTCGTCGAGAATGGCAAAGGCCGGGATCCCGCCCGTGGTCACGGCCGGGTCGAAGCTCGTCACCTTCAGCTTGGCATTCATCGGCCGGCCCGTGACCGGGTCGGGGAAAATGTCGGTGATCTGCTTTTTGTGCTCGTCGACCTTGAACCGTTTCGACAGCCAGGGATCGGCGGCGATCATCGCCTGCATTTGCCCGAAACAGGTGTCGGCGACCGCCTGCGTCGGCCCGACCACGATCCCCTTGATGTTCGGCGTGGTGTTCATCTGCAGCGCGACCAGGCCGATCGCGGCGGCGTTGGTCGTCTTGCCGTTTTTCTTGGGCACCAGATTGAAAATCTCGCCGACCCGGCGCGCGCCGGTCTTGGGGTCGATCGAGCCGAAGGCCGCGCGCACCATGTCGCGCATCCACTCGCCCGCGACCTCGCCCATGGTCGGCTGGCCCGGAATGTCGGGCACCACCAGCTTGTCGAACAGCGCGACCGCGACCTCGGCCAGGTTGGCGTCGAGATCGAGCGCCGGGATCGGCGTCGCGCCGGCCTTGAGCTTGTCCCACCAGTCGGGACAGGCGGCCCAGGACAGGTCGCTCACTGGCGCGGGATCCGGTCATAGAGCGACCCGTAATCGTCGCCGGGATCGCCGGCCGCGCGCAGGCGCTGCTCTTTCTTGCCCATCGGCTCGGGCTTGGGCTCGGCCGCGGCCTCGGCCGGCTTGGCCTTGCCCTTGGGCGCCGGCGGCGCCACCCGATCGAGCCGATCCTGCAGCGCCCGCACCGAGGGGGCGTGCCCCTCTCGGGCGCGGCGCAGCAGCACGTCCAGGCACATGCCCTCGACCAGCAGGTGCCCCGCCGACAGCTCACGGGAAAAATTCTTGCGCAGCGTCTTGGGATCGCAGCCGAGCGCCTCGGCGATCATGTCCTGCGACCAGCCGGCCGCGGCACGAACCGCTACAAAGTCTTGATTTTCCTTGTCCTTTTTGAAGGACGGACGGCCGCGCCGATCCCGCATCGGCACGATCGGAGCGCCGAACAGGTCGACCTCGGGCGCGTCTGCAGGTTTTTCGGAAGCCATCAGGAAAAAAAATCTCTCGCTTAGGGGGGGACGGGTCTGCGGCCCGCCGCCCTGGTGACTTTCGACCCACCCCTCCCGCGCGGCGGGCCGGGGGCCGCCCGGCCTATCGCCGGGCCGCGCGCTCGAGGCGCTGCTTTTCGCTGTCGTGCCAGGCTTTCGACACCGACTGCAGGTTGCCCTCGGCCCAGAACAGGTCGGGGTCGCCCTTGTGCTCGACGATATGGTCGACCACGGGGCTGTTGGGCGCGGGCGCCTTGCCGACCAGCAGCACGCCGGTTTGGCGGCAGGTGTAATCGTCGCGCTCGAGCACCCGGCGCTTGAGCCGGCGCCAGCGCGCGAGGTTGTACCAGCCGCGCCAGGGCTGGACCTTGGCGCGCTCGCGATCGCGGCCGCGCTCGTCACCGGCCGCAGGGCCGAGACGCGGCGGCGGCGCCGACAGGCGCGACGGCAGCGCGGTCAGGCGCGGCATGGGGCAAGCCCTCGGGATCTGGAAACGGAAAGGCCGCGCGCCCGGTGAGGGGCGGCGGCCGACAGGCGCATGTCTGCGCCGTTGGTCAGGTGATAGGATCGGGTGACATTAGCGGTCAAGCGGCTTTCGCGCGATCGCCCGCCCGAGCTGCAGCACCTCGGCCGCATCATCGAGCAGCGCCAGCACCGCGACCAGCAGCGCGCGCCGGTGCTTGCCGTGCTCGGACCAGCCATGCGCGCGCAGGATCTGCGCCATGTCCAGCCCCTCGACGCAGACCGCCAGCAGCAGCGGCATCGCCTTGATCGGTTGGGCTTTGCCCCGCTGCCGGCGCACCGGCATCACCACCCGCTCGGCCCCGCGCCCGGCGACACCGAACCGGGCCGAACAGGGCCAGCCGTTTGCCGCCGCCTCGACCAGGCGCAGCCGCGCCGCCCACTTGATCCGGGTCGTGACACCGCCGTCAGACACGCCGTCCTTAATGTCACCGCCCTCGCCACCACCACCGCCGACGCTGTCGATCCGCTCGGCCGCGTCGGCGATCATGTCGGCGGCGCGGCGGCGGGGATCCATCGGATCGAGCGACGCCAGCACCGGCGGCAGCGCCCGAACCGCCGTCTTGTAGCCCAGGGGCGTAAGCGGGCCGATCGGCGCCGACACCGCCGCCAGCACGCGGCGCGGCTGGCCCAGGGCGGCCGGGGCGCGGGCGCCCTCGCTGCGGCCCGTGCCCTGGCGCTTGCGCGCCGTCTCGGCCAGCAGGCCGCGCGTCAGCGTCTCGACAAAGGACCGGGCGCGCAGTTGCGCCGCGTCGTGGATCGCCGGCATTGGATCACCTCTCACAGAACAGGACAGATCCCGATCTATCACCCCCAGAACAGAACCAAATCAGGGAGGAATATTCCCAAATAGATTAGTGAGGGAAGAAAATAGATCAGTGAGATTTGGATAACTGTATGGGATTACTTGTAAAAAACGCACTCGGGGAACAGTGGGATTTAATATCACGCGCTAACGTGAGGCCGCCACATGCCGCCACCCCACACCCCGTGCGCATATGTAGAGATACCACGGATTTTCCTCCCAATGCTCCCCCAGAGGTAGATCAGAACGCACAACCCATTGAATTCACTTGGATCGGTGCGGGGATTACCAACCACTTTCGTCGTCCCCCGCAGGGGGCGGGCGGGATTAGTGGATTGTAATTATGGGGGTCAGGGGGCCGGAGCCGCCGGATACGAAGCCGCAACGGCCGCAAGGGTGTCGACGGCGCCGACACCCTTCATGCTTGACTACGGTTGAGACTGCGGCGTGCGGCTACGCCGCGCACGGGGTCGAGCCCGCCGCTTCGCGGCAGGCTTTCTGACGAATACGAAGGGCGGGACGCGCCGCCGCCCGAGATCCGGGGCGGCGGCGCTTAAGGGTCAGCGCGCGCGCAGACGCACGCCCAGATAGCCGGTATCCGACCTTTTGGCAGGCTGCATACGCCGGCCCGTGTCGGGGTCGCGATAGATCTCGGCCGCGCGACGCAGCGCATTGGACACGGAGCGGTCCCCCGGCCAGCCCATACCCCGCTTTTGGGCATAGCGCAGGATTGCCTCGAGCAGCGTCCGTGAGCGGATGAAATCGCCGCGACCGCCTGTAATCACACAGCATTCCCGCAGAAAGGCAGTGCAGAGCTCGTCGACCGTCGCCTCGGCGGTCAGGGTCGCAGGCCCTGCGGCCTGGACCTGCGGCAGCGGGCTCTCGCGCCATATCCGGGCGGCGGCGGCCCGCCCATGGGTCAGCCTAGTCTCGCGCACCAGGGCCAGCCAATACTCGGCAGAGGCGG